GTGCGAGTAAACGTACATGTGATGCTTGGGTCGAAGGAGGACCAGTTACCAAATGAAAATCAATGAAATCTTAACAGAAGCAAATTTGCCACAGGCTGGGGGATTACCTCAGGCTAAACAACCTAAACTTAAATTGCAACCAGTGATAAAAGGGTTAGCATACCAATGGTTTTTAATATATTATGGTTTACATCATGCAACAGAACCAGAAATAGTAAATGATCGTGCAGGGTATGCTGCAGAATTAGATAAAGTAGCTAAAAAATTAGGACAATTAGGATTTGCGATCCAATATGTTCCTAATCTTCCCGACCTCGGAGATGGCGGCGGAGGTGAAGGAGTTTATCTAACACATATTGCTAGCAAACAAACAGCGGCCATTGATCAGTATGACTTAGATCAAGATTATGAAAAATTCCTTCCATTGGCGTTTAAAGCACTTAATGGTAGTGTTAGCGAAACCAAACAAAGATTAGATTCTAAGACTAAAGTCAAAGGTGGTGTACGTGTAAACAACTGTGTACCCATCGAAGAAACCTACGAAGGTGATGAATTTTACGAAGCCTATGGTGAATTATGGTATAACGAAGATGAACAATTGGATGAAGCAGAATATCATGGTCGCAAAGTACCTCTTGGTAAGCCTATGCGTGGCGATGTTAAGAAGTTTAAGGTTTATGTTAAGGATCCTAAGACTGGCAATATCAAAAAAGTAAACTTTGGTGATCCTAACATGCGCATCAAGAAATCTAATCCAGCACGTCGTAAAAGTTTCAGAGCACGCCACAACTGTGCTAATCCTGGACCTCGTACCAAAGCCAGATATTGGTCATGCAGAAATTGGTAATGTAGATGACCAATTGGGATATCTACGTAAGAGAGTCGTATGATATCGTTCGCAGAGCAGAGTGCGAACTTACAATTAATTTGGCACATGAAGTAGAAGCCTACGTAGTACACTTATTTGCACACTATCTAGATAAACCCTTGGTCAACACAGTTCCAGTAGGCGTTAAACTACTGACCAGTGTCAATCTCCCAGTCAAAGCCAAAAAAGAAATGCTGAAAAACGTAGGCGATGAATGTTTGTTGATCAACAGCATGGAGTGGGGCAAGAATCGCTGGCCTACTGAAATATACTATGCTGATATGGGACAAATGGCCTATGTGAGTCGTGCTTACGCTGAACGACCACCTGAAGATTTATACGATGATTTGGCTTACGAATTCCAAACAGTTACCAAAATCTTACGCAAGTGCAGAATATTTTAAATTTTTAGGTTAGTCTGAAAAATAATTTAACAAGATAATAATGTGGATTTAAATACTTACGCAATAATCCACTATCATCCAATATATGTTTATTTTTTATATGATGTTCGTTGTGTAGAGCCCCTGCAGTTCCTACAATAGGAATTAAAATAGGTATATCAAACTTATTTTTTAACAACTTATGTGGAATGTATTCTATAAATAATCTGTCATAAACATTCGCTAACCAAATTTGTAAGACAACAAAATAAAAGTAATACTTAAAACCTAATAAAAAAAATAGTAGCAGGTGCAAAATTAATACAATAATTTGCTGATATCGGTTAATAAATGTTGCTTCTATATTTGTTTGATTATCTGTTGTTTTTCTTATTGACATATAATTTGATTCATTGTCTACCTGTTTGATATCCCCAAAATTAAAAGTCCAAAAGTTATTGTTTTCTAATTGATAGTGAACTATATCCTTTGACATTTGCCAATGTTTATGATGTGAAAAATGATAATTATATGCATTCTCAAGGTCAATCTTATGTATTATTGGGATTTTAGTGTAGAAAAAATAAGTGGTTAAATCTAATATAATGTCTAGGAATTTATTTTTTGCTTGGATATACCCATGCGCCCATTTTTCATGTAGATTTAAAAAAACCAAATTTGAAATTACCCAGGCCAGTAATAGTGCCCATCCCAATAAATCACATTGAAAATAAATTAATCCTGCTATGATAATTATGGTTAGAAAAGTATTTTTGTAGTCTAGTAATTTTGCTAATTTAATATGTGTATAAAAATCAAATCTAATTTTTGTTTTTGATTCAGTTGTAGCAGGGTAATCAAATAATAATTTTAATTCAGCGATTGATATTGGAAAATTATCTAATTTCCAGCTCTTAATTTCTATATTATTTTTATCGCGAAGTTTTTTTTGAATTAGAGCTTCGGATATTAAATCCAGATCATCACAAGACCAAACCAAATCTGATGAATTATCGACTGCTTGTACAATTTTATTAACCAATTCTAAATTGGTATCTTGTTCATTTATGTTGTGATAGGAATATATCTCTCTCTGCTCCCATCGAGAAAACTTTTCAAATTTTTTATTCGCCCAAGATTTAAGGTTTAATTTCATATTAAATATTTATTAAATATCGTTATACTAAAATTAATAGTTGACTATTCTAAAATATGTATATATAATTATAGTATAATACATTTATCAATAAAGGAGAGTCACATCATGGCATCAAAAATGTTTTCAAGTGAACAAAAAGCTAAATTAACTCAACTAGTTAACGAAGGCATCGCTGTATTACAAGAAGTAGAAGATTTGAGCACAGGCTTAAATGATACTGTAAAAGCAGTAGCAGAAGAACTACAAATTAAGCCAAGTATTTTAAAAAAAGCGATTAAAATTGCTCAAAAAAGTAAATTTGGCGAAACCAATCAAGATCACGAAACAGTTACAGATATCTTAGAAACCGTTGGTCGCACGGTTTGATCGATTGGCACGCGACATGGAATTTCGTCAAAAGGGATTGGCATAGCCATCCCGTTAGATTATGTTTAGAAATATGTAATTGGTTATTAAACATAGTAATAGCACTGTCGGTCAGTCTCACAGTGCCTTATACTGATTGGTTGGTTGTTTACCCAATCATATTTGTAGCATTAAGTATCAGCATGTTTACCAGCATCAGTCGTGGCAGTTTTGGGCTATTGATGACTACTATGACGCTTTTTATCATTGATGGTATAGGATTTTACAGAGTATTAGTGTTATAATTAATAAAACGCCCACCTTGGGCATGAAGAGTGTGTGTGAGCTAGAAGTCGCACAAAAAGGAAACAAATGAGTTACGTAGACGCACTATTTGATCGAACAAAAGATCGCATATACATCGTAGAACGAGTAAATGGTCAGAGAGAATACAAAGAGTATCCTGCCAATTATACTTTTTATTACGATGATCCTCGCGGTAAATTTCGCACTATATATGATACCCCTGTAACAAAATTTAGTACCCGTGTAGGTAAAGAGTTCCACAAAGAAGTTAAAATTAATTCAGGTAAACGTATTTGGGAAAGTGATATCAACCCTGTGTTCCGTTGCCTAGAAGAAAACTATCTTGGACAGAAATCCCCAAAATTACAAACAGCATTCTTTGACATTGAAGTTGACTTTGACCCTGTTCGTGGATTCAGTCGTCCAGAGGATCCATTTAATCCCATAACTGCTGTATCAGTATATCTAGATTGGTTAGACAAACTAGTTACCATGGTTATCCCTCCCAAGTCAATGAGCTGGGAAACTGCTGAAGAGATCTGTAAGCAATATGATAATTGTTTCCTGATGGAACGTGAAGAAGACCTGCTCAAAACATTCTTAGACTTGATCGACGATGCTGATATATTATCAGGTTGGAACTCAGAGGGCTTTGATATTCCGTATATGGTACAGCGTACCAATCGTGTCCTAAGCAAAGATGACACACGTAGATTCTGCTTATGGGGACAGTTCCCTAAACAACGTGAATTTGAACGCTTTGGTGCCGCTAATATGACATTTGATTTGATTGGTCGGGTGCATATGGACTATATGCAACTGTATCGCAAATATACCTATGAAGAACGGCACAGTTATAGTTTAGATGCTATATCAGAATATGAACTAGGCGAAAGTAAAACACAGTATGAAGGCACACTAGATCAATTATACAACAAAGACTTTGCTAAGTTTATCGAATATAATCGTCAAGACACAGCACTGTTACACAAACTAGATACAAAACTACGCTTCTTAGATCTTGCCAATGAACTAGCACATGACAATACTGTATTACTACAGACTACCATGGGTGCTGTAGCAGTTACTGAACAGGCTATTATCAACGAAGCACATCAACTCAATATGGTTGTTCCAAATCGTAATCGTGATGAACAATTTGACACTCAGGCGGCAGGTGCGTATGTAGCAACTCCTAAAGCAGGCATGCATGATTACATTGGTGCTATCGACATTAACTCACTGTATCCAAGTGCGATTCGTGCATTAAACATGGGCCCAGAAACTATCGTAGGACAACTACGTCAGACCATGACTGAACATTATATCAATGAGAAACAAACATCAGGCAGTAGTTTTGCAGACGCATGGGAAAACTTATTTGGATCGTTAGAGTACACCGCAGTTATGAATGGTGAAGTTGGTACAGAGATTACCATTGATTGGGCTAACGGCTCTAGTGATGTATTAAGTGCAGCGGATTGCTGGAGACTAATCTTTGATAGTAATAAACCTTGGATCTTATCAGCCAATGGTACTATATTCAACAATGAACGCAAAGGTGTCATCCCAGGCTTGCTAGAACGTTGGTATGCTGAACGTCAAGAAATGCAGACTAAAAAGAAAGAGGCTGTCTCTGATGAAGATACAGCGTTCTGGGACAAGCGTCAGTTGGTTAAAAAAATTAACTTGAACAGTTTGTATGGTGCTATTTTAAATCCAGGATGTCGTTTCTTTGATAAACGTATCGGACAGTCAACTACATTAACAGGTAGAACTATTGCTCGTCACATGGATGCCTATATCAATGAGTGTATCACTGGTGTGTATGATCATACCGGCGAAGCGATCATCTATGGTGATACAGACTCGTGTTACTTTAGTGCTTATCCATTGGTCAAAGCTGATGTTCTAGCAGGTAAGATGGAATGGAACAAAGACATAGCAGTAGGTTTGTATGACAGCATCGCTGATCAGGTCAATGAGAGTTTTCCAGCGTTTTGTGAACGGGCTTTCCATACTCCACGACGTCAAGGTGAACTGATCAAAGGTGGGCGAGAAAGTGTATCACTTAAAGGTTTGTTTATTAAAAAGAAACGCTATGCTATCCTAATCTATGACATGGAAGGGCATCGTTTAGACACACACGGCACTCCAGGTAAAGTAAAAGCCATGGGTTTAGATTTGAAACGTAGTGATACTCCAAAGGTAATCCAAGACTTTTTAAGTGACATCTTATTATCTGTATTAACTGGTGCTGAGCGTGATGCTATTATTGCCAAGGTGCGTGACTTTAAATTGATCTTTACAGAGCGTCCAGCTTGGGAAAAAGGTACACCTAAACGTGTAAACAACTTGACCAAGTACAGTAAAGAAGAAGAACGCCTAGGTAAAGCCAACATGCCGGGACATGTGCGGGCAGCCATGAATTGGAATAATCTAAAACGCATGATGGGTGATCAATATAGCATGAGTATTGTTGACGGCATGAAAACAGTAGTATGTAAGTTAAAAGAAAATCCACTTGGTTATACTAGTGTTGGGTATCCCACAGATGAAACGCATATCCCCGCATGGTTCAAAGAACTACCATTTGATGACGCTAGTATGGAAACAGGTATTGTAGATCAAAAGGTAGAAAACTTATTGGGTGTGTTGGATTGGAAGATCGCCGAAAACACACAGATCGCTACAACATTTGATAATCTGTTTACGTTTGAATAATGGGTAAATTATACAATTTAGTAGAATTTAGGAACTATCTGGTAGATCAAATTGATCACCTTAATTTAAAAAAATCTATAGAGGATAGAATTAAGGTTTTAGAAAAAACAAAATGTATTTTCCCTCAGTATACCGACTATTGCGATCGAACAATTAAAGATTATTTGTTGCTAGAACAGCAAAGTCAAGAAACGATTAACAGTATACGCGAACAAATATCTAAGTTAGATTCGGAAATAGACGACATGTCCGTGGCGATGTTCGATAATGATGAATATCGCAGTAAGTTTCATGAAAATCAAATCCAGGGTCCAGAATTTAACAATAGTTTAATACTATCAGCAGAGTCTGAAAGTGCCATTATATCTAAGATCACTGAATATAGTGATTGGCACTATCCTGCACTGCAAATTAATCCAAGGAATAAAAAATGGATAGACTCGATGGTCGCCGCTGACCCGCTATATCTAACACACTGTAATCTAACCCTTGTAAAAGAAATCATAAAACCCTATCCAGATCTATATCAAAATAGACTGAGACTTTATGAGATAGTAGATAGAAATTTTTCTAAATTACCACAAGCACAATTCAGTTTTGTGTTGTGTTGGGATTATTTTAATTATCTGAGTTTGGTCTTTGTTGAAAAATATATAAGAGAAGTTTACTGTTTATTACGTCCAGGGGGCTATTTTATGTTCAGTTATACTAATTGTGATCTAGCAGGTCCTGCTTTACGTGCAGAATCTCTGGCTTGTGCTTATACCAGTTCGAGATGGCTTAAAAAACTATGTATTGAAATTGGATATGAAATTAGTGATCTAAAAGATTTTGATACAGATGATGCGTTTAATACACATGTAAGTTTAGCAATATTAAAAAAACCAGGCGATCTTAAAACAGTCAAGGCTGCACAAGCCATGGCCCAAATAATAGCCAAATAAATTCATCAAACGACTTGCAAGATCTAAATAAATCATATATAATCAATTATCAAAGGAGAAACAAATGAGAGACCATCTATTAGACATCGTTAAAAATACTTACGGATTAGGCATTATTGATCTAGTTAAAGTATCAGGTACAGATTCAGAAACAAACATCGAAGCACTAGCAGAAGACCGTAGTGTTATTGTACAGGCTAAACTAAACGGGCCAGTAGCAGAATTTATCGGCACATTCGGTATGCCAAACTTAGGTAAACTAAACACTATCTTAGGTATTCCGGAATATAAAGACAATGCTAAGATTACGTTAACCAAACAAGATCGCAATGGCGAACAGGTAGCAGTAGGCTTGCACTTTGAAAATGCCGCCGGCGACTTTAAAAACGACTATCGTTTTATGAGCCAAGAGATTGTCAATGACAAACTCAAAACAGTTAAGATGCGAGCAGTGAGTTGGCATGTAGAGTTTGAACCTACAGTGGCTAATATCCAAAGACTTAAATTCCAAGCGAGTGCTAACGCAGAAGAAGCAAACTTCACTGCTAAAACCAACAACGGCAACTTAGAATTATCATTTGGTGATCATAGTAGTCACGCAGGTAACTTTGTATTCCAGGCAGGTGTAACAGGTACGCTAAGTAAAAATTGGTCATGGCCAGTTAATGCTGTATTAAGTATTTTAAACCTAGCAGGTGATAAGAAATTTAGTATCAGTGACGAAGGTGCGGCACAGATCACTGTTAACTCAGGTCTAGCAACTTACAACTACATCTTACCTGCACAGAGCAAGTAATGTTTGAATATTGGAGGAGTCAGCATATTGCTAGGGGATTTAAACCCGGAGGTATATTTGTAAAGAATGATCTTTGTTATATTCCTATCCCAAAAAATTCTAGCAGTTACGTAGGTCAACTTTTATTAAAAAATGGTTGGGCAACTGATAACTTTTTAACTGCTGATTTATCCAATAAAAACACAATAATACTTCTCCGAGATCCTAAAGAACGATGGATAAGTGGAATGGCAGAATACTTATGTTCATCTTTATTAAAAAATGATAAACCATCTTCATATTTTATTAATAATTGGAATGATATAATACAAGATTTAATATTTGATCAAATTATATTTGACGACCATACAGAAAAACAAGTATACTTTATACAAGGTGTACCTAGAGAAAATTGTGTGTTCTTTGACAGTTCTAACCAACCAGAACAAGCAATTAAACAATATTTGTCTACTCACAGTGTTGACCTAAATATAGATGTAGAGATAGATCGTAATCAGACATCTGGTAATGAATATAAAGAACCTCTGGTAAGTTTTCTACAAAATCGGTTAGACAAAAATCCTAATTTACTAAACAAACTAATGAACAAATATCGAGAAGACTATACACTATGGAACGCGATAACTTAACCAGCAAGCAGCTAGACTATGCTGTATTCTTACCAGCATTGAGTGGCTTTTATGCTACCTATGTGGGTAAGCAACGTCATGATCCGAACTATGTAGATCCAGCACGTATCCCAGCAGACTTTGAAAACGGTATCGAAGGGCTTAACTGGCTTAATCCAGATGCGGCTTACTTTCCATATCATTGGGCATTATATTCAGCGGGTCATGCAGAACTAGACACAAATAAAGTCAGTCCAAAAGAAGACATGATACGCAATCGTGATCGTAGCCGTAGTTTTGTCTTGGGTGACAGTGGCGGATTCCAGATTGGTAAGGGTGTTTGGGAAGGTGATTGGAAGAATCCTAGCTGTCCTAAAGCACAAAAGAAACGTGAGCTAGTGCTCAAGTGGATGGACGCTTACATGGACTACGGAATGATCTTAGATATTCCAGCTTGGGTATGTCGTAGCCCTGCAGGCCGTGAAGCCACAGGCATTACTACTTATATGGAAGCGGTTGAAGGCACATATATCAACAATGATTATTTTATGGCGAATCGCACAGGTGCGTGTAAGTTCTTAAACGTGCTACAAGGTGAGAATCACGGTGAAGCAGAAGATTGGTATCAACGCATGAAAAAGTACTGCGATCCTACGCAATATGAACGGCCATTCAATGGTTGGGCCATGGGTGGTCAGAACATGTGTGATGTACATTTAATCCTTAAACGTCTAGTCGCCCTACGCTTTGATGGCTTATTAGAAAAAGGTCTACATGATTGGATGCACTTCTTGGGCACAAGTAAACTCGAGTGGGCATGTTTATTAACAGATATCCAACGTGCTGTCCGTAAATATCATAATCCAAACTTTACTGTGAGCTTTGACTGTGCTAGTCCATTCTTAGCCAGTGCTAACGGACAAATTTATATCCAGACAGAAATTGAAAATAAGAGCAAATGGACTTATCGCATGGTTCCAAGTGTAGACGATAAGAAATATGCTACAGACACACGTCGGTTCCGTGACGCTGTACTACAAGATAACTTGTTCAAAGCATTTACAGAAAGCCCAGTGAGCCAACGTTGTACTATTAAAGATATCTGTATCTACAAACCCGGTGACCTAAACAAGATTAATAAAGAAGGTCGTACAAGTTGGGATAGTTTTAGTTATGCTATACAGATGGGGCATAACGTTTGGAGTCATTTGACAGCAGTGCAGTCTGCTAATAGAGAATATGATCTTGGTATTATGCCTGCTATGATGCACAGTGAAACAGCTGATAAGAAAACACCTAGAAACTACGGAACAAATACTTTCCGTGAGATTGTTGATTTAATATTTGCTGTAGATAATAGAGAAGATGCACTAGCATTAATTGAATATTACAGTGCATATTTCCAAGACATCAGAGGAACACGTGGCGCCACAGGCGACAAAGCTGTTAATGCCGGTACTATGTTTAATAGTTTATTTGGTAGTGATGAGCCAGAAGAACACCACGTAGATGACAGTGGGTTAGATGAAACTAGTTTAGATACATTAGAAGCAGACTTAGGAGAATAACGTGAAGCGTGATTATACTGATGGTGTAAAAGAAGATATAACATACTTCACCGGTGTGGAGATTGAAAAGACTCCTGCATATGGTATAATTACATTATTCGTAGTAGGCGTACAACCTGTAGAAGAAATCGTCGCGTTGGCTAAAGAAAAAGATTGTAAGCACATTTATTTTGGTGCTAATCAAAGTTTTCCTAAGTTAGCTACAGATGATGCCGATGGGTGGCGCCCATGGGAACGTATGATTGATCAATGCTTGACCGCAGGCTTATGGTGTACCCTAGATTTTGATGTTGCAGTAGTACAAGGTGTGCTAGAATGTACATTTATTGGTCATCGCAGATTCATTCCGCAGATTTCGGTAAAATTACCCTACTTGACACAGCTGGGATATAATGCTACAATTAAGCTAGACGATCTAGACTTTGATCATTCAAACCCAGGTGTTTGGTGTCATCGCTTACGTGATTTAACAACAACAGAGAGCTTTACTAATTGGGATCAATACGGTAAAGATGAGATTATAAAATGATATTAGAAGAACGCGAAAAGATAGATAGAATTATTAAGGTTAGCCAAAAGAAAGTTTGGGTCACTTTCCAACGTGAGGGTATCCATTGTTTTCCGGCGGCTGCTACTGATCCTAAACTAGCAGATGTTGCATTCTTAGCTAGTCCACATCGTCATATATTCCATTTCCGTGTGGCGATAGATGTATTCCATGATGATCGTGAACTAGAGTTTATACAATTTAAACGCTGGTTGGAGTCATTGTATGTAAATACAGTATTACAACTAGATTATAAAAGTTGTGAGATGATCGCAGATGATTTGTACACACAGATCGCTGCCAAGTATTCCAATCGTGATATTTGGATAGAAGTATCCGAAGATGGCGAAAATGGGTGTTATGTTGAGTACAACTGTACTCGTCCTTATCAATCTGTCACTGTATAGGAGAAATTATCGTGGCAAATCCAAATTGGGTAAACAAGTATCTACGTATGACACCAGAAGTACGTCAAATTTTCAATGACTTAGATGCATGGTGTAACTATTGTCGTTTCCGTATGATCAAATATGACGCTGCTGATTTATACAAATCACCAGAGTATAAAGAATGGCAAGAGCGTCGCAAGAAACGTCAACAATGGCAAGCCCGCAATGGCATTGTCTACAATAAACAAAATCGAGGACAATAATGACTGTATTTCTAGTTGATCTAGAAGCAGTAGAAACTAGGTATACGGGCCAATGGAAGACCCATGTACCTCGTCTATTAGAGGAGGCAGGACATGATGTACACATTATTAGCGGACCAAAAGATATACCAAGTGCTACTACTCCTGGCGCTTTTCTTAATTTCGGCGGTACTAACATATACAAAGCCCGCCAAGTCGAAC